AGAACCAAAGAAGTATGTTGCCAATGGTAAAATATTTTTTGCATCAGATGACTTACAAGGTTTTGTTCAAAGAAACGAAAACAAACAAGAAGCAGTACAAGAAACTGTTGTAACAGAGGATTTACCATTTTAATTATTAACCAAAAGGGGTGGTTTAGGCTACCCCTTTTTATTCTACTTTATGTGGCACTACAAAGGCAAACAAATTACAGATAGAACACAATTACCTGAAGATTCAATAGGTTTCGTTTATAAGATTTATAACAGGGTAGAAGACAAATACTATATTGGTAAAAAGATATTAGCTAATAAACGTACAAGAAAGCCTTTAAAAGGATATAAACGTAAACGTGTTGACTATGTAGAAAGCAATTGGTTAAAGTACACAGGTAGTAATGAAGAAACAAAAAAATGGAAAATAGAAGAATGTTATCGAGAAATTTTATACATTTGCTACAACAAAACGATGATGTCATATTATGAGACTAAACTACAATTTGTTGAAAATGTGTTAGAAAGTGATAAATACATAAATGATAATATCGGAGGAAAATTCTACAAAAAAACAATTTTAAAATATAAAGAAGATGCAAAAACAAAAAACAAAAGATGAAAGTGAAAAAGAAATAGAGAGAATGCTAATCATTCAGCAGATGGAAGAACTTGAAAAAGATGCTGAATTAGATGTTGCAGAAGATATTGCTTATCCACCTGTTGCAATTAGTTGTGGTACATATACAGATGTTAATGTAGATGGTACACGAAGAACTTACCCGGTACCAATTGGTACTTATGGTAACTTTAGTTTTACACACGCACACCCTAAAGTTGGAAAAAGTTTCTTTATGTCTTTATTAGTATCTGCTTATCAAGGTGGTCAGAATGATTATACAGGTAAATTAAAAGGGCATAGACAAGGCAGAAAGATAATACATTTTGATACTGAACAAGGAAAGTTTCACGCAAGTAAAGTAGCAAGACGACCATTAGTGATGAATGGATATATGCAAGATGAAAACTATCATTTCTACGCTTTACGAGCTATGGATTACAAACAAAGAAGAAACTTTATAGAATACATTTTATACACAAAATTTGCAGGAGAAAAGATAGGTTTAGTAATTATTGATGGTATTGCAGATTTAACTTCAGATGTAAATTCTATGGAACAATCAACAGAAGTACAAGAATTATTAATGCGTTGGACTGATGACTTACAATGTCATATATCTACTATAATACATTCAAATTACGGCTCAACTAAACCAACAGGAGTATTAGGTTCATCACTTGAGAAGAAGGCAGAAACACAGATTATGTTAGAAAAGAATACTGTTAATCAAGGTTGGGTAACTGTTGAATGTAAAAGAGGTAGAAACAGAAACTTCGATACATTTAGTTTTGGATTTGAAGAAAGTGGTTTGCCAAAGTTTATTAACAATGATTTTGAATTTTAAAAATAAACACTATATTTGCATATATGACAAACTACAAAGAAAAGGATTTATTTGAATGGCTAAACCAAAACCATTACAATACATTGGTAAACAGTAGAAATCCAATATCAAGATGGGATTGCTATGATATAGAAACAAGAAATAGAATTGAACTTAAATGCAGACGTAAACATTATAACACTTTATTGTTAGAAAAAGCTAAATACGATGCATTGGTATCTGAAAGTAACAAGCATTTAGATATACCAATATACATTAATAGCACACCAAATGGTATTTACTTATTTAACTTATTAGAAGTAGAACTAAATTGGTTTATAAAAAGTTTACCTGCAACTACAGAATTTCAAAAACGTATGTGGATAAAGAAAGAAGTAGCGGAATTAAAAATAGAACAAGCAATAAAACTAAAATAAAATGGAAACAATTAAATTATTAAACGGAGAAGAATTTACACAACAAGAATTATTATCTAAAATGGATAATGATGAATTTTACTATGGGTATTTAGGTGCAAATGCATTAAGTAGTTCAGCTTGTAAAAAGTTATTAGATAGTCCTTATGCATATCACAAATCACTTACAGAGAGCAATTCTAACGCACAAGCATTAAGAGATGGACAATTAATACACTTAATGGTATTAGAACCTCACAAAGTAGATTATTTAACGTTTACAGATGGTACTAAAGCAAGTAAAGCATATAAGTTGGCAGTTGAAGAGGTAGGGTATCACAATGTATATACCAATAGTGAATACTACAAATCAAAGAAGATTGCAGAACGTGTAAGAAACGTTACCGATGTAAAAGCTATGTTAGATGGTGCAACTTATGAAATACCTGCAATTGGCTTATATGGTGGTTTACCATTTAGAGGAAAAGCAGATATATTAAAAGATGGTGTTGTAATAGATTTAAAAACAACAAGTGATTTAAAAGGTTTTGAGCGTTCAGCTAACTTTTTTAGTTATGATTTACAAGCAGCATTATATTTAGAATTGTTTAATGCATTTGATTTTGAATTTATTGTAGTTGATAAAAGCACATTAGATGTAGGTATTTATAAAACATCACAAAGATTTATTGATAGTGGTAAATACAAATTAGATTTAGCTATTCAAAATTATGAGAAGTATTTAACAACCGAAAATATTGAGGACTATGTACACAAAGGAATATTGTAAGAGTTTACAAAATGTAGCTTATAGAAGTTGCATTGATAGTTATTTTGAAACAAAGGATAGGGAAGATATTGTTGAGTATTGGGTTTATCTATTAAAACGAAAACGATTGTGTGAAGCACAAGGTGTTGAGAAAGCATTAGAACTAATTGATATTTATATAGAGATAAAAGAATAAATGCCAAAGCTAAAAAAACAGATAATAATAAAAAACCCTAACTATAAAGCACAACAATTTTGTTTTAAAAAAGGTTTTATTATTTACCCTGAATTATTTGGTAATCAATACAAGATATCTTACCAACGGGGTCATAAGAAACAATACTATATGAAAGGACAATTGTTTGATAGACAAGAATCATTTCAAGCGATATGGGATTTATACAATAAGATTTACGAACATTTAAAATAAGAATATGGAATTACAAAGGTGGGAAATAAGTTTACAATTAACAAAAGGTATTTTGTTAGGAGTACAAGAATTGGAATTTATAGAAGAAGACGTTTATGAAAAGGATATTGAAATACATTTTCCTTTGTTTAAAATAATAATAACACTGATTTATAATTAATATGAGAAGCACACAAATGCACTACGAGAACAGAAATAATAGTAATTACGATGTAATTGATTTTATTAAAGATTACGAACTGAATTTTAATTTAGGTAATGTTTGCAAGTATATTGCAAGATTAGGTAAGAAAGATGAAAAGTTAAGAGAATTACGCAAAGCATTAGACTATCTACAACGTGAAATAGAACACGAAGAACAGATACAAAAAAGTGAAATAGAAAGATTAAGAGGACAATAGTCCTCTTTTTTTTGTTAAAAAGTTTGTGCATATCTAAAAAAGGATTATATTTGCGGATAGTTTAAAAACAAATAGAATGAAAACAATTAAAAGATTTATTAAAGAGTACAGAGAAAACAAGAATTTAATACCATTTAAGACAATTATTTTAAATACAGGTGTTATCTGTCAACATTATAGAAATGGTAAAATAGAAGTATTATGAAAGCACTAAAAGAATTTAAACAGACTTTTGATTTATTATATCCTGATGATGTATATTTAAAATCAAAGATAGAATTATTAGAAAACGAAATAGAATTACAAATAGCAAAAGCAGAATTAAAATGAAAACACAATTAGAATCAACAATTAAATCAATTGAACCTGAATTTACAGATACAGATGCTAATATTAGCAGAATATCTTTACCAAATCAAGTAGCATTATATTTAAACAATGATGACTACTTAATCGATATATCATTAACCGATGATTTATTAGAGGCAAACATACATATTGGAGAAGATGAAATAAAGCCTTCTAACGAAGAAATAAAATGGTTGTATACATATTTAGATGAATTACTAATTAATCAAATAGAACTCACTAAAATGTATTATGAAGCTGAACAATACGAAAATGAATTAACTTGGTATATACAATAAATAAATATTATGAGAAATTACAACGAAGCACAATTAGAGCAAATCACAGGAGCAATTATAACTTCATTTATTAACCTGCACTTTTTAGAAGAAGCAGCACAAAGTGGTTTATTTAGACAACGAGTAAGAAAGAATGTAAAACGTGTATTAGATGACTTAATGCATTTAGAATACACATACTTTAACGAAATAGAAAAAGTTGACGAGGCAGAACTTGGCGACAAGTTAGTAGCAAACAATTTAGAATTTATTACATTTTTATTAAAGATGTTTAGGTTCAATGACTTTAGCAAGATGCAAGAAGTTGCAGTAGCTTATTCAATGGATAAAGAAGCAGTAACAAAAGTAACAGATGAAATATTAATTAAAAACGGGGCAAAAGATGAGAACATATAATAAAAATAAAGCGATAGAATTATACAACGATTTTAAAGAACTTACTAAAGTAGATGTATTTAACAGATCAAGAGAAACCAAAATAATGGCATTACGTTCATTGTTTTATAAAGTGTTACAAGATAATAATTTTATGAACGATAGAGAGATAGCAGATTTCTTTACAGAGATGGGAGATAAAAGAAACAGGAGTAGTATATACCATTCATTAACTAAAATGGAACACTACTATTTAAACTTTGATTACTTCAGTAAAATATATGATTTGTATTTTTATGATTTAAAAGAACAGTATGATTTACAAGAACAAGATAGAAAAGCTAAATTAGAAAAGATTAAACAACAAAGGGAATATAAATTAAACAAGCAAAGAGATGAGTTAGATGAACTAATAGACACCTTAGAGGGT